CATTTTTTTTCTTGAGCGAGAAAAAGGAGATAATAATGAAAAGAATTTGTAGCATCTGTAAGCAAGAAAAAGAGCTAGATGAACATAATTTTCCTAAAAATTTTAAGAGAAAAGGTGGATTTGAAGGGCGATGTAAAGTCTGCCGAAAAGCTAAAGATAAAGCAAGATATGAGGCGAAAAAAGAAAAGATTTTAGAGCAGAAAAAGAGATATTATGAAAAAAATGCAGATAAAATCAAAGAACGGCAATTAGGTTATTACAACGAAAATAAAGGTAAGTGTCGTCAGTCAGAAAAAGATTGGTGTAAAAATAATCCTACAAGACGACGAATGACTTGTGCAAAGTCTAGAACTTTGAAATATGGCTCTGAAAGTACCTTGACAGAAAAAGAATGGCTTGAAATTAAGTCATTTTTTTGTTGCAGCTGTGCTTACTGTGGTATGCCTGAAAAAAAGTCTCTAGAAATTTATGGCGAGCATTTACATCATGAACATGTCGTCCCATTAATTGATGGTGGCGCATATTCTTATGGAAATGTAGTTCCGGCTTGTAGAAGTTGTAATTCTAGTAAAAGGAATGATGACTTTTTTGTTTGGTATAAAAATAGTAATGTTTTTAGTCGGAAAAGATATATGAGAATTGTTCAATATCTTAAAGACGAGAGAAAGGAGCAAAAAATTGACTGAAAAAGGTATTGAATACCTGAGATGTAAGCTATCTGTTCATAAACTAAGAGCAGAAATGCGCTATGAACAATATGCAATGAAACATGTTGATATATTCAAAGGGATTACAATTCCACAAGCATTAAGCCAACAATATCGTTCAATATTAGGGTGGTGTGCAAAAGGAGTTGATAGTCTTGCGGACCGTCTTATTTTTAGAGAATTTGAAAATGATGACTTTATAGTAAATGAAATTTTTGAGGAAAATAATCCTGATATATTTTTTGATAGTGCTATTTTGTCAGCACTTATTGCATCATGTAGCTTTATTTATATTTCTAAAGGTGAAAATGATGCGGTACGACTTCAAGTTATTGAAGCGGTCAATGCAACAGGAATCATTGACCCAATTACTGGATTACTGACAGAGGGATATGCAGTTTTAGAACGAGATGAAAACAATAATGTTGTTCTTGAAGCTCATTTCTTGCCTGATAGAACAGATTATTATTATCGTGATTCACGTAATAATATTTCGATTGCTAATCCAACAGGTCATCCACTGTTAGTGCCTATCATTCACCGTCCTGATGCAGTTCGTCCATTTGGACGTTCTCGTATCACACGTTCAGGAATGTATTGGCAAAGCAATGCAAAACGAACCCTTGAAAGAGCTGATGTAACTGCTGAGTTTTATTCTTTCCCTCAAAAATATGTAACTGGATTGAGTGATGATGCGGAACCAATGGAAACTTGGAAAGCAACAGTTTCAAGCATGCTACAGTTCACGAAAGATGAGGATGGCGATAAACCAACTCTTGGACAATTTACTCAACCAAGCATGTCGCCATTTACTGAACAACTCAGAACTGCAGCGGCTGGTTTCGCTGGTGAAACTGGGTTAACTCTTGATGATTTAGGATTTGTTTCTGATAATCCATCATCGGTTGAAGCAATTAAGGCAAGTCATGAAAATTTAAGATTGGCTGGTAGAAAAGCTCAACGAAGTTTGGGAGCAGGATTACTAAATGTAGCTTATCTTGCAGCATGTTTGCGTGATGATTTTCCATATTTGAGAGAACAATTTAGCAAAACAAAACCGAAATGGGAACCGTTGTTTGAAGCTGATGCAAGCATGCTAAGTCTTATTGGAGATGGAGCAATTAAACTCAATCAAGCAATTCCTGAGTTCATCAATAAAGATACTATTCGTGATTTAACTGGAATTAAAGGAGCTGAATAATGGAAGATATTTTACCACCTCTTTTAGAAAAAATTAATCAAGACTTTGATGAAAGAGCAGCAAATAGTAAAAAGTTGAAGCGATCGATGGAATTGTTAAAAAATAAAAAAGCAACTTATATTCAAGCAAATGAATTTGGTGTCGAAGTTGGTCAAATTTTATCTGATGTTTTGGGAACTCATGTAACAGTAGATGTTTTACCTGACGGAAAAATGTATTTCAACATTGCAGATAGATTGTTCAATTCCGTATTGAAGAAAAATTTTGATTTAATTTCAGGTTATTCAACGGATGTTCAAAGTGAACTTAATCAATTAGCTGGATTTAAATTAAAATCACAAGTACCAGAATTAAACCAAGATAGAATTGATGGCTTTGTTAACCGTATTTCTAGTGAAGATGATTTTGAAAAAATACTTTGGATTTTGAAAGAGCCAATAGTAACATTTAGCCAGAGTGTTGTTGATGATACGCTTAAGAAAAATATTGATTTTCAAGCAAAAGCAGGTTTAAAACCCAAAATTGTAAGAAAGTTAGTAGGTAAAGCATGCGATTGGTGTAGAAATTTGGCAGGTTCATACGATTATCCTAAGGTTCCAAGTGACGTGTATCATCGTCATGAGCGTTGCCGTTGCACAGTAGAATACGATCCTAGAGATATTGATAAAAAGCGTCAGGATGTTTGGTCTAAAAACTGGGTAGACCCAGATAAAGATGCAAAGATTGCTGAACGTAAAAATTTGAATCTAAAAAGTAAAAAATAACTCATCCCAGCGACAGGGTTATCATGCATTTAGATTGAAGGAGGAACAACATGACTGCTGAAAAAAGATTTGGCAATCAGTATCCTACTCAATCGGTAATACTTCCATTTACTGAAACAAAATATCAAGAAGCTATTGAGATTTACGAAAAATCCAAACATGAGTGTTATCCATGGCAGAAGAACCTTTTGAAAGAGGTTATGGCCATTGATGAAGATGGTTTATGGACACACCAAAAGTTTGGATATTCAATCCCACGGCGGAATGGTAAAACAGAAATTGTATATATCCTTGAATTATGGTCACTTGTACAAGGCTTAAGCATTCTTCATACAGCACACCGAATTAGTACGTCCCACTCATCTTATGAGAAATTAAAAAAATATCTTGAAGATAGCGGTTATGTTGAAGGAGAAGATTTCAAATCTATCAAAGCTAAAGGGCAAGAAAGATTGGAATTAATTGAGTCTGGTGGAGTAATTCAGTTCAGAACAAGAACATCAAGTGGTGGTCTTGGAGAAGGATTTGACATTTTAGTAATTGATGAAGCTCAGGAATATACTACTGAGCAAGAATCAGCATTGAAATATACTGTTACTGACAGTGATAATCCAATGACTATAATGTGTGGAACACCTCCAACACCAGTATCAAGTGGAACTGTTTTTACAAATTATCGAGATAATACCTTAGCTGGGAAAGCAAAGTATTCAGGTTGGGCGGAGTGGTCGGTTGAAGATGTCAAGGACATTCATGATGTCGAAGCCTGGTACAATTCTAATCCATCTATGGGCTATCACTTAAACGAACGTAAAATCGAAGCCGAACTTGGTGAAGATAAGTTGGACCATAATGTTCAACGTCTTGGTTATTGGCCAAAATATAACCAGAAATCAGTCATTTCAGAGCAAGAATGGAATGCGCTCAAGGTTAATCGTTTGCCAGTTATCAAAGGGAAGCTCTTTGTTGGTATTAAGTATGGGAATGATGGTGCAAATGTTGCAATGAGTATTGCGGTTAAAACACTATCAGGAAAGGTATTTGTTGAAACAATCGATTGTCAGTCCATAAGAAATGGCAACCAATGGATTATTAATTTCTTAAAAAAAGCGGATGTTGAAAAAGTTGTTATTGATGGTCAAAGTGGTCAAAGTATCTTAACGAGTGAAATGAAAGATTTCAAATTGAAAGAACCGATACTACCAACTGTAAAAGAAATTATCAATGCTAATTCCCTATGGGAACAAGGGATTTTTCAAAAAAGCTTTTGCCATTCTGGGCAACCTTCACTTTCTGCTGTAGTCACTAACTGTGACAAGAGAAATATCGGTACTAGCGGTGGATTTGGATATAAATCACAATTTGATGATATGGATATCAGTTTAATGGACAGTGCGTTGTTGGCGCATTGGGCTTGTAGCAATAACAAGCCGAAGAAAAAACAACAAATACGGTATTAGACGACTTTTTAAGTCGTTTTTTTGTACCAAAAATTACCGAACTGCCGGGCAAGCAGGAGAAAGGATTTGACTATGTCAGAAAACAATTTACCAAAAACACAAGAAGAGTTAAACCAAATCATTGAAACAAGATTGGCACGCCAAAAAGAAACGATTGAAGCTAATTTTGCTGATTACGATGAACTCAAAACTAAAATTGCTGCACTTGAAGCAGATAACACTGCATATCAAGCAACTATTGAAGAATCAAAGTCTTGGGAACAAGAAAAAGCTGATTATGAAAAACAAATCAGTGGTTACAAAACAATGCAACTCAAACAATCTATTGCTATTAAAGCTGGTTTGCCATTAGATTTGGCTGACCGACTTTCAGGCGATGATGAAGAATCACTTAAAGCTGATGCTGAACGTTTCAGCGGATTCATTAAACCACAAACTCCACCTGCCCCACTTAAAGATGTTGAACCAAATTTGGGTGACGGAAAAGATGGAGCTTATCGTAAATTAGTCGATGGACTAAAAACAGAAGGAGAATAAAACATGGTATTAAACAAAGGAACATTATTTGACCCAGAATTGGTCACAGACCTAATCAGCAAAGTAGCTGGAAAAAGCTCAATCGCACGCTTGTCAGCTCAACAACCTATTCCATTCAACGGCGAAAAAGTTTTCACGTTTACAATGGATTCAGAAATTGATGTCGTTGCTGAAAGCGGCAAGAAAACTCACGGCGGAGTAACGCTTGCTCCACAGACAATGGTTCCAATCAAAGTTGAGTACGGTGCGCGTATTTCAGACGAATTTATGTACGCATCAGATGAAGAAAAAATTAACATCTTGCAGGCGTTTAATGACGGTTTTGCTAAAAAAGTTGCTCGTGGTATTGACTTAATGGCATTTCACGGTGTCAACCCTCGCCTAGGTACAGCATCGGCTGTTATTGGGACAAACCACTTTGACTCTAAAGTTACGCAAAAAGTTGAAGTTCCAAGAGGCATTGCAGATCCCAACGGCGCTATTGAAAACGCAGTAGAGTTGTTAACTGGTGTTGATGCTGATGTAACTGGTATCGCAATCAATCCGTCATTCCGTTCAGCCCTCGCTAAGCAAAAAGACTTGCAAGGAAATGCACTTTTCCCTGAATTGAAATGGGGCGCAACGCCTGACACTATTAACGGCTTGCCAGTAGATGTCAATAAGACAGTATCTGATATGTCGTTGACGCAAAATGACCGCGCCATCATCGGAGATTTCGCTAACGGCTTTAAATGGGGTTACGCGAAAGAAGTACCACTCGAAATTATCCAATACGGTGACCCAGACAACTCAGGTCTTGACCTTAAAGGATATAACCAAGTTTACATTCGTGCGGAGTTGTTCCTCGGTTGGGGTATCCTTGATGCTACTAAATTTGCTCGGGTAACTGAAGCTGCTTAATAAGGAGGTATTAAATGAGATACTTTAATACATTAACTAAAGCTACAATTGATACAGATTTCAAAATTTCTGGCGGAGATTGGGTACTTGAAAATGAATCGAAAGAAGCTGTTGTAGATATCCAAGCTAATGATGCAGACTCCAAAAAAGCTGAACAAGAGCAAGTGGTGGAAGAATCAAATGTAGATGGGAACTATGACGGGATTACTAAAAATCAAATCATGCAAGAACTTGATGCTTTTGGAGTTGAATATGATAAACGTGCAAACAAAAAAGTGCTTTATGATTTGATGATGGAGCAAGGAAAGGAGTAATATGAATCCTTTTGCTACAGTTGATGATTTAACGATGCTATGGCGCCCTTTAAAGGAAGATGAAAAAGAACGAGCTGAAAAGTTGCTTGAAATTGTCTCAGATTCCTTACGTGAAGAAGCTGATAAAGTGGGGAGGGCTTTAGATGTAATGATTTCTGAAAAACCTCCATATTTTGCAAGTGTTGTAAAGTCAGTTACGGTAGATATTGTTGCTAGAACGCTTATGACATCAACTGATCAAGAACCCATGACTCAGACAACAGAGAGTGCACTTGGTTATTCTGTTTCTGGTTCATATCTTGTTCCTGGAGGTGGTTTATTCATAAAAAATTCTGAATTAAGCCGTTTAGGACTAAAAAAACAAAGATTTGGGGTGATTGATTTTTATGGGAATAATTAAGGGAATTACTGTAACTTTGATTGACAATGTAGAAACAGGAAAAGACCCTTTTGGAAACCCAATTTATGAAGATAAGGAAATCGAGGTCAACAATGTCTTGGTTTCCCCTACTTCATCGGATGATATTGTTAATCAGCTTACTTTGACAGGAAAAAAAGCAATCTATACTCTAGCTATTCCAAAAAAGGATACTCATGATTGGGAAAATAAAAAAGTTAGATTCTTTGGTAAAACGTGGCGGACTTTTGGAGAACCACTTGAAGGAATCGAGGAACTTATTCCATTAGATTGGAACAAGAAAGTGACGGTGGAACATTATGGCTAAAAATCTATTTAAATTAAATCGTAGTGGAGTTGCTAGTATGATGAAATCACCGGAAATGCAAGCAATTCTTAAAGAAAAAGCATCTGCTGTTAAACAGCGTTGTGGACCAGGTTATGGTCAAGATATGCATGTTGGTAAAAATCGTGCTAATGCGATGGTATTTGCCGAAACTTATCAAGCAAAGCGTGACAACATGAAAAACAATACAATTTTAAAGGCGGTGCGTTAAATGATTGAGATTATTATTAAAAATTTTCTTGATACTCATTTATCGGTATCGTCTTTTTTGGAGAAAAAAGGAGAGATGCCATTAAGCTATGTTTTGTTTGAAAAAACAGGTAGTAGCAAGAGCAATCACCTTTTATCTTCAACATTTGCGTTTCAGAGCTATGCTCCTTCTATGTATGAAGCAGCAAAGCTAAATGAACAATTGAAAGAAGTTGTAGAACGGCTAATCGAACTAAATGAAATTAGCAATGTATCACTGAACAGTGACTACAACTTTACTGACACAGAAACTAAAGAATACCGCTATCAAGCGGTATTTGATATTAATCATTATTAGGAGGATTAAAATGGCACAAGTAGAAAATGTAACTACTGCAAAGCCCAAAATTGATGGTGCTATTTACTCAGCGCCAAAAGGTACAGCTTTACCAACTGATGCAAAAACAGCACTAAATGTTGCTTTTAAACCGTTGGGATATATTTCAGAAGATGGATTAAAAAATAAAAACTCACCAAAATCTGATAGTATCAAAGCTTGGGGTGGCGATACGGTTGCTACAGTACAGACAGAAAAAGAAGATACATTTAGCTATACGCTGATTGAAGCTTTGAATGTTGAAGTACTTAAAGAAGTATATGGGGCTGACAATGTAACCGGAACCCTTAAAACTGGAATTACAGTCAAAGCTAATTCAAAAGAACTTATTGAGCATCCAGTTGTCATTGATATGACAGTACGTGATGGAGTATTTAAGCGAATTGTAATTCCACATGGAAAAGTATCTGAAATTGGAGATATTTCTTATAACGACTCTGATGCTATTGGATTTGAGATTACTCTTACTGGTTTACCAGATAAAGTTGGCAACTCTCACTACGACTACATACTCGATACAGCTGTTTAACTCTAATGACCCTGTAAATATTAAATAAAGAAAGCGAGAAATATGTTAAAAGGAACAACAAAATCCGGATTTCGTTATGAAATTACAACTGAACGTTTAAATAATTTCGAGTTGGTAGAAACATTGTCAGAAGTTGATGAAAATCCCCTTCTGTTACCAAAAGTATTAAATCTCTTATTGGGAGAACGTCAATCTAAAAATTTAAAAAACTATCTTCGAGATGAAGAAGGTCTTGTTTCAACTGACAAAATCAGAGAAACGATTGAAGATATTTTTGCAGCTCAAAATAAAATAAAAAACTAATTATCCTTGCCAGAATGATAAAGTTTGATGAAGAAGCGCTAATGTGCGACCTTGCAGAAATTTATCATATTTACGATTACAAACAGCTATCTCCTCTAAAGATAGCTGTTTTTTCTATAGGTTTGAATGAAGAATCCAGGATAAAAATGAAGATGAGTGGACAAAAGTTCCCAATCAATACACTTCTTTTAGCTGGGATTCAAGACCGTTTAAGTATTTCTTTATGGCTTAAAACAGAAGATGGTCAGAAAGGTAAAAATAGGCCAAAACTTGTTACCGATATCATCAATAAACCAAAAGAAAAAACTGATAGAAAAATCCGATTTCATTCTGGTGAGGATTTTGAAAAATATCGTCAGCAACTATTTCAAAAAGGAGGATAAAGTTAATGGCAACAGAATTAGGACAAGCTTATGTGCAAATTATGCCATCTGCCAAAGGAATATCAGGTTCAATGTCTGGTATCTTAGACCCAGAAGCTGAGTCGGCAGGGAATAGTGCAGGGTTAAAAATTGGTTCTGCCTTAAAGGTCGCCGCAATAGCTGGTGTGGCAGCAACAGGAGCAGCACTTGGTAAATTAATTTCTTCATCACTTTCTGAAGGAGCTGATTTACAACAATCATTAGGTGGGGTTGAAACTCTATTTAAAGATAATGCAGATAAAGTAAAAAAATATGCAGCAGAAGGTTATAAAACGGCTGGTATGTCTGCTAACGACTACATGCAGAATATAACAAGTTTCTCAGCTAGTCTATTGCAATCAATGGGCGGAGATACTGAAAAGGCTGCCGATAAAGCTAATATGGCTATGATCGACATGGCTGACAACAGTAATAAGATGGGTACTTCAATGGAAAGTATTCAATATGCATATCAAGGTTTTGCGAAACAAAACTACGTGATGTTGGACAACCTTAAACTGGGTAAACCTAAAAAACTAGCTCAGTATAAACCTCGTGAATTCAGGGAAACTCTAAACTACCAATTGGTAGCATGACAATCCTGAGCTGTATTAGTACCGATAACATTGACACGTCACTGAATATATGATATAATATTGTTTAGGTGATAATGTGAAAATAATCGGTAAAAGAATAAATTCAAACAAGTACTTTAGGCAACCATATGATACTTGGAGAAATATGATGCAACGTTGTTACAACAAAAACAACCCATACTATAAGAATTATGGTGAAAAGGGAATTACTGTTTGTGAACGTTGGCATGACTTTGATAGTTTCATAGAGGATTATGACAAGATTAAAGGTTTCACAGAAGATGTTTTCTTTGATAGAAATATATTCCTAGATAAAGACGGAAAAGATATTAACAATACTCAATATAGTCTGGAAAATTGCGAATTTATTAACATTGAGGAGAGCAACAAAAGAAAACAGCATCAAATGAGACCTTTTAAAGTTACAAATCTCGAAACAAAGAAGTCTAAAATATTTTATAACCAATCAGAGTGTGCTAATGAGCTGTGTCTTAGGCAAGGTGGTATTTCTTACACTCTTAATAAAGGAAATGGAAATCATAAAGGTTATTTGTTTGAATTTATTAACTAATGTAGTGCAACGACTATCGAAACAGATTAAGCATTCTTATTTATAAAATAAGGTGCTTTTTTAATGGAGTAGAGTACACCCAAGTGGGTGGAAGTGCGAGGGTACAGAAATGTACAAGAGATAGTCTAGTCTATATGGAAACATATAGCAGTTCATAAGGGAACGGTTATAGATTAACGACCTATGACGAATATAAACGTACGGCGGTTCAAAATCTGAGATGGAGCGTCTCTTATCAGATGCCGAAAAATTGACTGGTGTTAAATATGACATCAACAATTTGAGCGACGTATACAGTGCCATTCATGCGGTTCAGGAACAATTAGGCATTACTGGCACAACTGCCAAGGAATCAGCGTCCACTTTCAGTGGTTCATTGGCATCAATGAAAGCTGCGTTTTCTAATGTTCTGGGGAACTTATCGCTAGGCCGTGATTTGCAAGGGCCATTGAATGCGTTGGCTCAAACAGCTAAAACATTTTTTGTAGGCAACTTTATTCCAATGATTGGCAATATCTTCAAAGGATTGCCCACGGTACTTGCTACCCTTGCGCCATTGGTAGGAGATGCTCTAAAAAGTGTCTTCAGTGCTTCTTTGACGTCTATTCTAGGTATAGGCGACAGTATTGCTAAAAATTTTGGTGTTGGCATGTCCAACGGAGTTGGCTCCAGCTTATCGAGTTTTGCTCCAAAAGTATTAAAAACGATTGAGCCACTAAGTCAGGCTTTAAAGACACAATTTGGACAGCTTCCTCAGCTTTTCCAAACGATTGTCTCTGCTATCATTCCAATAGTTAGTAAAATTGCTAATGCATTTACAAAACTTGATTTTAGCGGACTAAAAGCACTCTGGGAAAAAATCGTGCCAGCCATTCAATATGGTTTTCAAACGATGTGGGCAATTGTCAGTCCAGCCCTTGATGGCTTGATTAATTCATTTGTAAAAATGTGGAATGCAATTCAACCTTTAGCAACAGTTATTGCAGGAGCTTTAATGCCAGCTTTTCAGGTATTAGGGGCATTTATTGGTGGTATTTTGAAAGGGGCAATGCTCGCACTATCAGCAACTTTTGACACTATTCGTGTTGTAGTTGGATTTCTTACTCCAATAATTGCTGCCGTTTTAGCTAAATTTCAAGAATTTGCACCAGTACTTGCAACTGTAGCTCAATGGGTTGGTACAGCAATTGGTTTATTTGCAAACTTTGGGGCAGCTGGTACATCACTCAAAGGGTTAATCACTAGTGCATGGTCTGGAATTCAATCTACTATTTCTACAGTTGTTGGTGGTATCGGTGGAATAATAAACACAGCGAAAGCTGTTTTTACAGGATTAGGCTCTGCAGGTGGTGCTTTAAGGAATGTTATATCTACAGCTTGGAATGGGATTCACTCAATTATTTCTGCAGTTGGAGGAGGAATTAGTGGAACAATTAATGGAATCAAATCATTCTTTAGTAGTTTAGGCAGTTCTGGAAATAGTTTGCGTTCAGTAATGTCAGGAGTATGGAGCGGAATAACAGGGATTATTTCAGGCGCCTCTTCAACAATTTCTGGAATCATTAATGGAATAAAAGGTATTTTCAATAGTTTAAGAAATATTGATTTAGCTGGTGCTGGCCGAGCTATTATTGATGGCTTTATCGGTGGTTTGAAAAGTACATGGGAAGCAGGAAAGAAGTTTGTAGGTGGAATTGCTGACTGGATTAAAGAACATAAAGGACCAATTAGTTATGATAGAAAACTACTAATACCAGCTGGTGAAGCTATTATGGGTGGTTTCAATGATAGCTTGATGGAAAACTTTAAATCAGTTCAAAAAAATATTTCTGGTGTAGCAGATAATCTTCAAAGCTTAGTAGGTACAGGGGTAAAATTACCAGTATCTACCGAATTTGATAATAGTGCTTTACTTGAAAAAAATATTGATTTTCAAGCCAATTCATTACTTTCAGCAAATAACACACCATACAGTGACAATGGTACACAAACTAATGATTTACTTTTAAGAGTAATTAATTCGGTTGACAGCTTGAAGGATAGACCTATTTATATAAAAATTAATGGCAAAGTTTTTGCAGCTGCCGTAGTTAATGATATGAACTATGAGCAAGAAAAGATTCAAAAAACATCAAATATAATCGGTGGAGGTAATATTTAGAATGGACTATAGCTCTGTAAAACTGGGCGATATAGAGTTGATGAAACTAATGATAATAAATGATGTTAGACGTGGAATTTCTACAGCCATGAATAATAGCATTTATGACAGATATTCTGACGGCTCTGACGTGATAGTTTCAAGATTACTTTCAAAAAAAATAGAAATTGATTTTACAATTCTATATAACATAATTGAAACCAAAAAAAAGCTTTCTCCAATAATTAGTCAAAAAAATTTGCAAAAACTCATCTTTTCTGACGATCCTAATATTTACTGGAATGTTATTGCAGACGGCGAAATTAAGGTTACTGAACATAACAACGGTAAATATACTACAGGAACTATAACTTTTTTGGTACCTTCAGGTCATGCTGAATTAGTTACATCAAATATTTTAAATTCAACCAATTCTGGTGGAGAAAATGGAACTATAACTCCTAATACAACAGATGGATCAATTGAAATTAAGGTCAATAATAAGGGAACTTTACCGACGTTCCCAAAGATCAAGCTCACTAATGTTTCAGAAAATGGATATTTTGGAATAGTTGGAGTAAATGGATTAATTGGTCTTGGGAATATAAACGAAGCTGATGGAGTAACTAATCCTATGAGCGAACAGCTTTACGATAGTGCATCCGATACTAGCTTTTCTAAATTTAAAGATGTCGCACCTGGCACTCCTAATCCTCAAAATAATTGGTTAGCTACAAACGGAAAACTTGAATATCAAACAGATGGGTTGAGATTAAAAGACCAAGGAACTGTTGGTTCTAATCAAGGAGTTGCTGGCGGAATGAAAGTTATGACTTTACCAGCAGATTCAAACGGTCATGTTGGAGCAGTTAATTTCTATTCATATTTTAATATCTTAGCTTGGGCTGGTGCATTTGGCCAGACTGGATTATTGCAAGTTTTATTTACGGATGCAAACAATAAATTAGTAGCCGGATATGGTGTCTCTAAAGGAGATATGGTTGGCAATAAGGCATCAATGAAATGTTGGGTAGGGGGAAATAGCCCACGGGAATACGCAAGTAACGACTTCATAGCTAACAATGGTGAGGGAAATGGAGCTGGTAGTATGAACAATACCAGCTTTAATGAGAGGACTGGCCATTCGGATTTTGTTAAAACTGGAAGCCAATTAGAATTTTATTGGAAAGGCTCACGAATCAAAGCAATTATTCCAGAATTAGAAACTGTAGAAATTGCTAAAGTCTATATTTATATCGGGCAATATGTTCAATCAAATAAATTCATGACTAACTTATCATTGAGAAATATATCATACAGAAAAGACAAAGTTTCTGTTTGGTCCAATGTTCCAAATCGTTATGCCGCAGGTTCTGTTGTTGAAATTGATATGGAGAATGACAAGATTTTTACTAATGGAGTCGCAACAAATAAAGATTTTATTAATGGAGGTAAATTCTTCAGCATTCCTCCAGGAGAAAGCACAATTATTATTAATCAATCAGCGTTCAATCATACGCCACCTCAAGTAGAACTGACATGGAAGGAGAACTATTTATAATGTTAATTAATATTCATGATTCACATCTTGAAAAGGTTGGCTTTTTAGATAGTGAATCTCCGGGAGCGCCAGGCTTTTTTAATGATGTAGAACATCATTATTTAGCAGAAGGGGCTTCAACATTTACTTTTTCAGTAAATAAAAAGAAAAACGGTATTTTACAAGATTACTGCCAATTTTTAAATGAATATGCTTATTTTAGTTTTTCAGAAAACGGGGAGGATCACTTTTATAGTGTTGGGACAGTTGATGAAGATAACGATACCACTTTCACAGTAACTTGTTATTCTTTAAATTTGGAACTCAGATTAGAACAATGTGACCCTCTAGAAAATACAGCAAGTCATAATATCCAGTGGTATTTTGACCAAATGGAGCTTATTAATAATACTCAAATTACAATCGGAATCAATGAAGTTTCTGATTTAAGCCGAGTAATAAAATATGATGGTCAAGAAAGTAAATTAGCACGGTTAATTTCTCTTATCAGAAACTTTGATGCAGAGTTTGAATTCATTACGAAATCAAACAATGATGGGACATTAGATAAAATCATTCTCAATATCTATAAACAAAATGACGGAGTAAATTTTCAAGGAGTAGGAACGAAACGTGATGATGTCATTTTAACTTTAGATACTAATATTACTGGTGTCTCAAGAACAGTAGATAAAACTCAAATTTTTAATGCTACAACGATAACTGGAGCAGACGGATTAACATGGAATTCAAGTGAGTTTTCTTATGTCAATTCAGATGGTGTGGAGGAGTTTTATAAAAGAAAAAATGCTGATACTGCATTTGCGCCTCTTTCTCTTGCTAAATATCCATCTCAAATCCAATCATCAACAGGGGATAGATGGATTCGAAAGAATTTCACTACTGATTACACTTCAGCTAATGCAATGTGGGGTTATGCGGTAAGCCAATTCAAGAAATTTGCTTATGGGATTGTAACTTATAAAGTTTCAGTTTCTAGTTTATTAGTAAATTCGGAAGTTGGTAATGGCTTGCCTTTAAAAATTGGGGACACAGTAACAATCAGTGATGATAACTTTATTGATTCTAATGGAGTTCGTGGTTTAATTTTGTCAGCTCGTGTTTCTGAAATGGAAATTTCAAGAACAGATCCCACTAAAAATACTCTAGTTTTTTCAAATTATATTCGACTTCAAAGCCAAATCTCAAATGATTTGCAATCTCAACTGTCAAATCTAGTAGAAGCAGCTACTCCATACCGAGCAGAGCTTACAACCACAAATGGCACGCAGTTTAAAAATGGCACTGGTTCAACAACTTTATCTGCTCATATTTTCAAAGGTTCTGCAACGACTGAAACAATTGCTGATAGCTACGAATGGTCGAAGGATGGAACTGTTGTTGCTCCAACGCAGACAATCACAGTTGATGCAAGCGGAGTTGCAGATAAGGCAGTTTACAGCTTTAAAGCGACAGTTGCGGGTAAAGTAGTCGCAAGTCAGTCGGTGACTATCACTAATGTGTATGATGGAATTGCTGGTAAAGATGGTACTGGTGTCAAAACTACCACAATCACTTACGCAGGCTCAACAAGTGGAACAACGGCACCAACTAGCGGTTGGAATAGCCAAGTGCCTAACGTGCCAGCGGGGCAATACCTATGGACTAAGACTGTTTGGGCTTATACGGATAATACCAGTAAAACAGGTTATTCAGTAGGTAAAATGGGTAACACTGGTCCTGCTGGTCCTCCTGGAAGTAACGGTGAGCCAGGTAAAATTGTTTCTGATACTGAGCCAAGCACTCGATTCAAAGGATTGACTTGGAAATACTCAGGAACAACAGACCTTACAGCGAGTGATGGAACAGTGATTAAGCCAAATACAGAGTATTACTATAATGGCACTCATTGGGTGATTAACTATTTTAGTGTCAATAACTTTGAGGCTGAATCGATAACATCAGATAAAATTAATGGTAAAAATTTAACAATTACTGATGGTGAGTTCATTAGCAAAACAACTAATGGTCCAGTTTCAACCTCTACTGAAATTAAAGATAATCATATTGCAATTTCAAAGAAAGATGGAACTGTTAATACTAGACATGATATAGCACTTGATTCTGAACAAGGATTAGCTCAGAAATTTACGAACATTAATACAGGATTCTACAGAACAGCTGGGATTAATTATCAAGGACCATTCACAAGCGACTCAGATGGAAACTATGCTCAACTTACACCTCAAGGCACGAAGTTATCAACTGATGTTCCTTGGACCAAGCTTAGTTTAATGAATAATTTTAATGGAAATATTGAGTATTCGATTATCAATGGGACTGTCTATATATCAGCATCAGGAGTTGGCGTACCAGCAATGACTGCTGGTCAATGGAAGCAAGCGGCTCAATTGCCAACAGGAAGTTCAGCAATTCCAATTAGAGCAAATCGAATTGCAGCAGGAGATAGCGGAGATGGTCTAAGTTGGGCATTGCTTTCTAATCAGGCTGGAGGAATATTCATTCGATGCAGTGCTAATAAAGCACCAACACCTAACTTATTCAATGCCACATTACCATATCCAATAGGATAAAAGGAGGAAAAATGGAAAAAGTCAATACAACGAATACAACAACTGACATCTTTGTCGGTGAAAAGAATGTGGGTAATTTTACTCTCACGACGTTCAACAACGGAACAATGAATGCAAATTTCATGATTAATGACCCTACAACATTTCATGGCACGCCCGAAGCAGCTCAAGACATAGCTAATTTGGTTAGTTCAGCAGTCAATCAGTCTAAAGCTTTGTTGGCTGATTTTGAAGCTAGTAAAGAATAGAAAGTAGGGGTTATGGAGGAGCAATCATGGCGAGAAGTGCTCGAACGATTAGCTCGAATTGAAACAAAGTTGGATAACTATGAAACAGTTCGGGATAAAGCAGAAAGAGCACTTTTAATGGCCCAATCAAATGCAAAACATATAGAAAAAATGGAAGCCAATAATAAGTGGGCTTGGGGCTTTATGCTTACTCTTGCCGTAACTGTTATTGGTTATTTATTCACTAAAATACTTTAAAAGGAGAAAGAACATGAAAACAATTGATAAAGGTACACTCACACGTACAGTTTTGCTTTGGTTAGCTATCATTAACCAAATTTTAACAGCATTAAACATTAACCCATTGCCACTTGACGATAATACTGTCAGCACAGTTATCACAACAGTTTTTGCACTTTGGGCTTGGTGGAAGAACAATGACTTCACTCATGCAGCTAAAAAAGGAACTGAACTTACAAAAAGTTTAAAAAATAGTGATGCTGTTCAAGTGGTTAAGGCATCTGATTCTGACCACGAATTCACAGAAGGAGGTGAATAATGCCAAGTATTGAAAATATGATTGCTTGGATGAAAGCTCGAAAAGGTAGAGTCACTTACTCAATGACTTCACGAATGGGTCCTAGAAGTTATGACTGCAGCTCGTCAGTTTTCTTTGCCATGATTGCTGGTGGCTTTCTGTCAGAAGGTTCAATGGGAAATACTGAAACCTTGTTTGGAATGTCAGGAACAAAGCTGAAAGAAATCAGTCGAGGAGAAGTCCAACGTGGCGATATTTTCATTTCAGGCACTCCAGGAGGTTCGGCTGGCTCTGACGGACACACCGGCATCTTCCTAAGCAATGGTTCATTCATTCACTGTTCTTACACTCACAATGGAATTGCGGTTGATACGAACGATGCTTATATGAGTACTCGCTTACCACATCACTTTTATCGAATTGTTGGTTCGGGTTCAGCAAATACTGACAGTAAACCTCAAATGGTTACATTAAATGTTGATGGCCAGTTTGGTAATGCGACTGCTAAACGATTACAAGAATACTTTGATACGGCTGGTAAAGACGGAGTAATCAGTCACCAGTACAAACAAACCTTTAATCAAAATATTTATGCGGCACAGTTTGATTCATCACTGACAGGCTCAAACGTGGTCAAAGCATTGCAAAGATTTTTAGGCATTGGCCAAGACGGACTGTTTGGTCAAGGAACTATCAAAGCTTTACAGAAGCATCTTGGAACAACGCAAGACGGAACTATCAGCCCAGTTTCTGATTCTGTTAGAGAATTACAACGTCGATTAAATGCGAATAAATTGTAGGAATTAACCCCGCTTCGGCGGGTGTTTTTTTGTTAACAAATGTTAATTCTTTAATTAAGAAATATCCTTATCGTAAATGCTATTCCAAATACAAATACAAATAACTAAGTGTTTTGGGAGAGATAAAGCGCCTTTTTCCAAAGCGAGGGCGCTTTTTTTTATGCTATAATATAGTCGGGATGTTTGTGAGATTTCATCCTATTCCTAGAGTCAAGCCATTCTTCGGAGTGGCTTTTTTTGTTTGTTGTAAATTTACAACAATACTATCAGAAACATAATGATATGTTGTAATTTAGTGCCGTGAGTGTTCAATTCTATATTTTTTAGTTGTTTTAAAAATAGGAAAAACGGCTATATTAAGCCGTTTTTATTTTATATTTTTTCTATTATTGTTTATTATCGTTCAGCTTGAACAACAAAACTTGTCAATTTGGAAAGTTTTAACTTGACAAATTGGATAGTTAAGGTTATAATTAATTCATAAAGTCAAACAAGCGAACAATCATGGAGCATTCAGTACGGCAGACGGAACGGGCTCAAATGACGGTACACGACGTATCCACCGCGACGTAAGTAGCAAGTTTGGCAAATAAAAAGCCCCAGAGGGGCAGAAAGGAGCCAGTGTGGCAGAGAAAAAAACTTTTGAGCCACTAGATGAGTTATTGAACTCTTCAGGAATGAAGTATAAAGTTATCGCAAAGAAAATTAACGTTCCCTATACAACATTCTATAAGTGGCGTATCAACCCATCTAGAATAGATGCTGTTTCAGCAGCGAACATTGCAGAGGTTATTGGAGTAGATTTAACCGATGTTATTTTTGTGCTGAAAAATTTTAATCAAAAACTTGACAAATTGTCTAGTTAGAAAGGCAAAACATGAAAGAATTACAAAATTTTAATTTTAATAACTTACCAGTACGAACCGTACTTATTGATGACGAACCTTGGTTTGTCGGAAAAGATGTAGCCAAAATACTTGGTTATGCAAACACAAAAGATGCATTGTTGAAACATGTTGATGATGAAGATAAGCTGGGGTCGCAAATTACGACCTCAGGTCAAAAGCGAAATATGGTAGTCGTCAACGAATCTGGTTTATATAACTTGATTCTTGGGGCATCAAAACAAGGTAAAAACCAAGAAATCAAAGAAAAAGCTCGACAATTCAAGCGTTGGATTACTCATGAAGTCCTCCCAACAATCCGCAAGCATGGAGCATACATGACGGATGCGAAAGCACAAGATGTTATTTCTGGTAACGGTTTGGCTGATTTACTACTTCAAGCAGGTAATCAGATTAAGCAACTTGAACTTGAAAAAAGCCAAATGAAACCAAAAGCGTTATTCGCTGATAGTGTTTCAGCTTCCAAAAACACGATTATCATTCGAGATTTAGCTAAAATCCTGAAACAAAATGGAATTGATATCGGAGAGAAACGATTATTTACTTGGCTTAGAGATAACGGATACCTCGTTAAAAAAATTGGTAGCGATTATAACTCACCAACTCAACGTTCGATGAACTTAGGAGTTATGGAATTTACTGAAAACACTCACGTTCATAATAGTGGGAAGATCACCGTAACCAAAACGCCCAAAGTAACAGGCAAAGGTCAAATCTATTTTGTAAACAAATTTTTACAAGATTTAGCTAGTTAGAAAGACAAAATATGAAAGAATTACAAAATTTCACAAATGGAATTTTCAATCTTGACGTTAAAGTCGAGGAAGAAAATATTCTATTCAATATAAAAGATGTAGCACGTGCTCTTGGATTTGAGAAAGTTGAGACCAAAAATGGTCGTAGATATCATTCAATTCGGTGGTCTACAATTGCTAAATATCTTCGCCAAGAAGTTGGCGAAAAAGATTTCATCCTATTCCTAGAGTCAAGCCATTCTTCGGAGTGGCTTTTTTTGTTTGTTGTAAATTTACAACAATACTATCAGAAACATAATGATATGTTGTAATTTAGTGCCGTGAGTGTTCAAACCCAATTTATCTTGAAAAGGTTTTGATTTTTCAAGTATATCAACCTGTCTTAATCCTCGGTCGTTCATTATTTTCTTTAATCTCATTTGAGAGTTTTCTTTTTTCATGAACTTATTATAAAAACATTTATAAAAAAGTTCAAACTTTTTATACTTTTTCCTTGACAATTATTTTCCAAATGATATAATTAAATCATAAAGTTCAAAACATTTGAACTTTGTATCAAACAAGCGAACAATCATGGAGCATTCAGTACGGCAGACGGAACGGGCTCAAATGACGGTACACGACGTATCCACCGCGACGTAAGTAGCAAGTTTGGCAAATAAAAAGACCCAGAGGGGCAGAAAGGATGTATAATGACTATTGATTATTCTAAATTGAAAGGTCGCATTAAAGAAAAGTATGGTAGTCAGCAAGATTTTGCAAAGGCTATCGGTTTATCAGAAAAAAATATTTCCGATAAGCTTAATAATAAATCATACTGGAAACAATCAGATATCGATGCCGCTACAGAACTTCTTGGTATTAAAAAAGAAGATATTGGTATTTATTTTTTTAATAAAAAAGTCCAAAAAATTTGAACTTCATAAAAAGAAAGGATTCGAAAATGAATCAATTAATTACAATCACACAAAACGAAAACAACGACCAAGTAGTAAGTGGTCGTGAACTACATGAATTTTTAGAAGTAGAAACTCAGTATACAAAATGGTTTGAACGAATGGCTGAATATGGTTTTTCTGAAAATACTGACTATATTGAGGTTAGTCAAAAATGTCTAACGTCACACGGTCGTCCTTATACACAAACAGACCACGCTCTCAAACTTGATATGGCAAAAGAAATTTCCATGATTCAACGTAACGAAAAAGGGAAACAAGCTCGTCAATATTTCATTGAAGTTGAAAAAGAACTCAAACAACAGCTTTTACCGCAAACTCCCGAACAACAAATTGCATTACTCGCTCAAGGCAATGTGAACTTGAACAAAAAGGTCGAGCAAATCGAAAATTCAGTTCTTGATTTGACTGACCGATTCGGACTTCCTTCAAATAAAGCTAAAGTTTTGCAAAAGAAAGTAGCAAGCAAAGTTTACATGTTTACTGGCGGTAAATATTCAAATGCTCATAAGAAATTAGGAGCTAAGGTATTTAGAGAGTTTTATAAAGATTTGAACAACCGCTTCGATGTTGTGAAATATAGTGATATTCCATTAAGCCGTTATGATGAAGCAACAGAATATCTTGATATGTGGCAACCATCTTTCAATACAACGCTTGAAATTCGTGGATTGAACTCACAAACCAGCTTTGACTTTGAAGCTTAGAAAGGAAAGCTCATGGGGGATAAAAGAAGCCCAACAAAAACAGTTACTTCATGGCCAAATGTAACATTTTGGTCAGAGGGCAAAACAAATAGTATGAACAAAGAAGAGTTCGAGGAATTCAAGTCACGTACAGTTTGGCCGAATGGAGTTGGTGAAATGCGAGTAAGGGATGCATACAACACAGTTATGGAAAGGCTAAAATCATGACCTACACATACATAGAAAGTAAATTAATGGAAACAACAATCATAAACGGTCGCAAAGTCCGAGTGTTGCCAACCAATGTTGGACAAATCTATCATGATTTAATCAAAAGAGAGAATCGTGGAGTAGTAGTCTTTGAAACTTGGCAACGACCAGACGGAAGTCTTTATATGACTTCACGCAAAAAGAATAAACAAGAGCTTGCTGCTGATAAAGCTGCAATGCTTAACGAATGTATTTCAGACTGGAAAAAAGTTTGGAAATAAAAAAGCCCGCACTAGGAATGCGGACTAAGACGTGATGTCTCTTAATTTTACACTTAGATTATATCACGTTTCAACAAAAATAAGAAACGGAGAACATTATGGACTTACAACTTATACCAGTAGATGGCGATGGACAAAGGGTTGACTTGAATCCATCAGCTATAAAAGATATGGATAACATCACACTTACAGAATTTTTAGCTCAGGCAAAGATTATAGCTGACCTTTATAAAAAAGGCGAAACTGAGGTTAAAAAACGGCTTGATGAAGGTCAACAATTTAATCGTTTGAGTTATGGTAAAGCGGCACAACAAAAGGTTTTAACAATGACTAATAAACAGAAATATGACTTAGTTAAAGCTCATGGTTGGGATTGTGTAGAGCCAATTACTTTAACTAAACTAAAGAGCAAGTTTGGAGATGGAATCGAACAAGAACTTGAGCAGTCCATTGTTTATAAAGATAAGAAAGCACCTCTTAAATGGGATGCGTGAGGTAAATTATGGAAAAATCAGAATCTGTAAAAGAGTTATTTGTAGCACTTACCAAATTCCGAAAAAACCTCAAACAGCCTCTTAAAGATGCACAAAATCCATTTTTCAAGAAGAATTATGTCCCTCTTGAAAATGTTGTAGAAACTATAGATGAAGCAATTATAGATACTGGCTTAAGTTATTTGCAAGAAATTGCTGAAAATCGAGTTAATACAATAATTACTCATGAAAGTGGTCAATATTTAATAATTGGGGGTTCTGAGGTTAAACCAGTAAAACCAGACCCACAGGCTTTAGGTTCCGCAATAACTTATGCCAAAAGGTATAGCTTATGTTGCGCTTTCGGTATTACAAGTGATGAAGATGATGATGGTAATGCAGCAAGTGGTGGTAAACCACAGCAACAAGCACAAAATAATCAACAACAACGCGGAAATTATCAAAACCAACAACGCGGAAATTATCAAAACCAACAACGAAACAATTATCAACAACAGGGACAATATCCACCAAGAAATTACTAATTAAGGAGAAAAAATGATAAATAACGTAGTTTTAGTCGGAAGACTAACTAAAGATGTAGAACTTAGATATACTCCACAAAATCAAGCTACAGCAACTTTCTCGCTTGCAGTGAGTCGCTCTTTCAAAAATGCCAATGGAGAACGTGAAACAGATTTTATTAACTGTGTTATCTGGCGACAACAAGCTGAAAATATGGCAAATTTCACACATAAAGGAAGCTTGATTGGTATCACTGGTAGAATCCAAACTCGAAACTATGAAAATCAACAAGGACAACGTGTTTACGTTACTGAAGTTGTTGCAGATAGTTTCCAACTTCTTGAAAGTAGAAGCCAAGGTCAACAACAGCAACAACAAGGAAATTACAATCAAAACCAAAATAATTACCAAAATCAGGGTCAACAAAATACTGTTCAACAGCAACATAACCAAGGTAACTACCAAAGACAACCTCAAGGTAATTATCAAAATCAACAACAATCAGCTCAACAAAGAGCCCAACAACCTGATCCAAACTTTGGAGGTGCTCCGATGGAAATCAACGATGAAGACCTACCATTCTAACTAAGTTAGTGCTGGAGGGTGGCGTAACGACCGTAAAGTCCATGAGTATTCAGTGCCTGCACATAAACACTCATTGCCAGCTTTTAATTTGAAAAATAAAACTTGAAATAAATATAGAAGAAAGGAGTATTCGTGGCACAAAGAAGAATGTTCAGCAAAGAAGTAACAACGAGTGACTTATTCGTTGATATGCCGTCATCAAGTCAGCTTTTATACTTTCATTTAGGAATGGAAGCTGATGACGAAGGATTTATTGGTAATGCAAAAATGTTAAGCAGAGCATACGGTTCAAATAATGATGATTTGAAACTTTTGGAAGCCAAAGGATTTATCATTGCATTTCCGAGTGGAGTCACAGTTGTTAAAGATTGGAATTTGAACAACAAAATAAGAAAAGATAGACAAAAACCAACAATATATACAGAAGAAAAAATGCTGTTATCTCTTGATAGCAAAGGGTCTTATCTACTTGGCAACCAAGTGTCAACCATTCCGCAACCAAATGACAACCAAATGTCCGCACAGGATAGGATAGGAGAGGTTAGGTTAGGTAAGGATAGTATAGGTAAGGATAGTATAGACGCTTCGCAACCAAATGCCTTCCAAGAAAAAAGTTCAGGAGAAGATATAAACTCACTTCTTTCTGAATATCTTGATTCGTTTATTGAATTCTCTAGTAAAAATATTGCAAAAAGAGCAATGGCACAAGTTGAATTCATGAAACTCTCATCAGAAGAAAAGAAACAAGCAGTAATCGGAGCTAAAAATTACTTTGAATGGTATAAACAAGAAAATCCAGAAGATAAAACTAAAAAATTTAGTATAAATTCCTATGCGTTTTTAGAAAGTGCAACTTTCAAATCATTCCAGCAAAAAGTAAAAGTTAAAAAAGAAACTCTTGGAGGTCTTATCTAATGGCTTTTGATACATGGAGAGATGACGGAGAGTTTGCTATCAAAGCAACCGATGTTTTAAAAAACTATCAAGAAGGTGGGGAACTGGGAGCTTGTGAAGTTCACGGCTGTGAGATTATCGGTTCTAAGAAACCTGTGCTTTCATATCCTAAGAACGAAAAAGGCGAAGTGATTGGAGAACCTTACTTATACAATGTAAGAGTTTGTCCGATGTGTCATGCTGAAGGCATAAAGACAGTTTCTGCCAAAGCTGTCAATGACTTCTTAGGAGAATTCAAAGCTAAAAAAGGTATTGATTTGACTAAAAATGTCATTGTTAAATATGATTTCGCTGATGAATTAAGTGTTGTATCTTGTGACAACATGGTCAAGTGGATTGTTACCAATGTTGGCAGACAGAAAAAAGTAAAACGATTAAAGGTTAGAAAGTACATACAGATTTCTGAAAATAGATTTTCTAGTGATGAAGCAAGAGAAAAATATTTGAAGATATTACACGATATTGAAGAAGCAGAAATTCTTATTTTCGATTCATTGGCAGATTTCACAGCAAATCAAGCTGAAAAAGCATTGACCCCTTTATTAAGCGCAAGTGATAACTGCTCAATTATCATATTAACAATTCCAGAAAGTGATGAAAGGCTTGAACAATTGCCAGCAAGATTGAAATTTAAACTCAATAATGCGCAAGTAATGAATTTCTCAAGTACAGGACACCAAAGATGAAATTTGAATTTGAATTAAATCGGGCTATCAGTAAATCAAAAGATGTTCCAAAAAGTAAAAAATTGATTTTGAATTCTAATGACAGGATGCATTTCCACCAAAAAGCGAAAATAATTCAAGAATTAAAGAGAATTACTTTTAATCAAGTGCGAAATTCATTAAACAGCTTAGAGAAATTGCCGTTATTTGATAGCACACGGGCTTGTAGCGTTACGCTGACAGTCTTTACACCAACCAAACGAAGAAGTGACCCAGACAACTTACAACCGACCTTAAAAGCGATTATGGACGGCTTTACAGAATCAGGGCTTTGGTCAGATGATAATCACGAAGTAGTTAAATTTACAAAATATCAATATGGCGGACTTTCTGGAACAAAAGCTTATCGTCTTGAAGTTGATATCGAGGAGGTTTGAATGACAGCATTCAGAATCATACCAACTGTTAAATTGTTTAACTTAGCTAAGAAAGCAAGATATGACGGTTATGGAAGTAATTCGGTTTATATCACAGTTAGAACTAAAGGAAGTCATGAGCTGGTTGAAATTTATCGAGATATTAAATCTGTTTTCAACAACGGAAAAGATATGACTTGGAATCAACTGTTTAATTTTATGGATAAGCAACTGACAGAATCATTAGTTGTGTTTGAATAGCTCTAATTCATGAAAATTACGGTTACATTGAGCGCTTAAACCATTTCATGGATAATTTATCACGAACAAGCTAAAAGCGCTTAGAAGCTAAAATATGAGGTAGTAATATGTTCAGCAAAAATGAAATAAGGCGTGGAGATAAAATATGCTTCCGCGACACAAAATTCTTAAAAGTTATCGAAGTTACTGACAAATACATAAAGGTTGAAAAAGACCAGTTCACTAAAAAATCAGTTAAGCGTGATGGTTTTAGAATTGTAAAAATAAATGGAAGATACCATGCATGTGAACTCTTTGACAGAGTTGTGAAGTGAGGGATGAGATGAAGTGTAAAAAATGCAACAAATAGAACTGTAATAGCTCTAATTCATGAAAATTACGGTTACATTGAGCGCTTAAACTGTTTCATGGATAATTTATCACGAACAAGCTAAAAGCGCTTAGAAGCTAAAATATGAGGTAGTAATATGTTCAGCAAAAATGAAATAAGGCGTGGAGATAAAATATGCTTCCGCGACACAAAATTCTTAAAAGTTATCGAAGTTACTGACAAATACATAAAGGTTGAAAAAGACCAGTTCACTAAAAAATCAGTTAAGCGTGATGGTTTTAGAATTGTAAAAATAAATGGAAGATACCATGCATGTGAACTCTTTGACAGAGTTGTGAAGTGAGGGATGAGATGAAGTGTAAAAAATGCAACAAATAGAACTGTAATAGCTCTAATTCATGAAAATTACGGTTACATTGAGCGCTTAAACTGTTTCATGGATAATTTATCACGAACTAGACAAAAGCGCTTAGAAGCTAAAATATGAGGTGCTAAATATGGGATATTACGACACAAAAAATGAAGCTAGGCGAATCAGTAAACTTGCTAGTCAAAATATATCGAGTGAGCAAAACAAAAAAGAATTTGAATTAGATAGCCAAAGCAAGTTTAATCAGGAAATGCAAGCTGAGTTTCACGAAAGAATTAAAAAATTAGGAGAAAAAAATGGTAGTTAAAGTCTTTGATGCTTATATTGAAGGCGAAAAAAAAGCAACCGGAACAATTGACGAGATAGCCGATTACTTTGATCTTTCCCGCAACTCTATCTCATTATGGATAAAGAATGGGAAAGACCCTAAAAAAGCTAACCCTAAATATAAGCACGCTATTTTAAATAAAGAAAAAACTAAAGAGCTTATGGAACAAAAGAAAAAAGAAGAGCGCAAACTTCCAGCTTCTGTTTATGATTATTATGACAAAGGGGAATTCATAATGACAGGAACTGCTCGAGAAATTTCCCAATTTTTAAATATTAGCAAAAATAACGTATATTCATATATCCAAGTTGGTAAGCACGCTTTTGATTACAGAAAAACAAGAAAACATGCGATTTTAAACGAAGCAGAAACTAGAAAAAGATTTCCATTGTTTTCAATCTCATCAGAAGAAGAACTTATTGAAACAAAAGAAAAAGAACGTAGAAAGCACGAAACAAAAGAAGAACGTAGGTTGCGAAGAAATATCAGAGCGCAAATGGCAATCGAAAACTCAAGAAAAGAAGAATTAGGTTTATAAAACAACACCGAAAAACTCGGTACTTTAGTGCCGTGAGTGTTCAATGGGATAAAAATGGAATGGAGGAACTCAATGAGTTTTAGCTATGAACATCTTTGGGAACAGGCTTTAAAAAAGAAAATAAATAAAACCGCATTACGAGATATGGCTGGAATAACTAATTCTACGCTCTCTAGACTATCTAAAGATGAGACGGTCTCTATGGAGGCATTGGCAAGAATATGTGAAGCACTCCACTGCGGGTTAGAAGATATTGTTGAATATAAACTTGAAAAGAATGGGAATGACTGATGAGGTATTTAGGAAACAAAACTAATTTATTGAATTTCATACAACAGGTTATAAAAAAACATGATATACAAGGTCAGACATTTGCAGACTTATTTGCGGGAACAGGTTCTGTCGGCGACTACTTCAAAGGTGAATACACCGTTCTCTCAAATGATTATATGTATTTTTCAAAGGTCATTAGTGAAGCAAAATTGTTGAATTCAGAGAAGCCGAAGTTTGATAGTTTTGTAAAAAGATATGGGAAAACACCTTTTCAATGGTTGAACGAACGAGAATATACACCGAATGATGGATATTTTGTTTATAACAACTATACTCCACGTGCTGAAAGAATGTATTTGACTGAAGAAAACGCTCTTAAAATTGATGGAATGCGACTTGATATCGAGGAGTTGTTTCAGGAAGGAGTTATTTCAAAAGCTGAGTACTCTTATCTGTTGGCTTCTCTATTAGAGAGCGTAACAAAGGTTTCAAATACGTCTGGGACTTATCAGGCTTTCTTCAAGTTTTGGGAATCACGTGCATTAAAAAAATTCACCATAATGCCACTCGAGATGAAAGATTCACTATCGGTTTCTAAGGACAATAGATGTTTTAATAAAAATACAAATAGATTGGTTAGGGAAATTTCCGGAGATATTGCTTATATTGATCCACCTTATACAATTACCCAATATACTAATTCGTATCACGTTCTTGAGACAATCGCACGTTATGATAATCCTGAATTGTTTGGTAAAACTGGCAGAAGAGTTAAGCGGGAGTTTTCGGGGTATTCAAATAAGTCAAAGGCATATTATGAATTTGAAGACTTGTTCCGCCAGATTAATTTTACTCATGTGCTTGTTAGCTATAGCAATCAATCAATAGTTCCACTTGATGAATTAGTTGACCTAGCCAGAAGATTTGCAGTTGATGGCATTGTTGAAGTTGAGACGAATGAATACAGAGAGTACTCAACAAATAACTCTAGTATGAAAGGTGAGGGAAAGAAACTTCAAGAAGTAATTATCTATTTCAAGAAGAACTTATTGAAACAAAAGAAAACAAAATTACCTGAATTAATAAGAGAGGACACGAAAAATGACTAAGTTTGAAACAGCAAACGAATTAATATCTTTTGTTAAGGAAAAAGATTTGAAAAGTGGTTTCTATCAAAAAGGGAAAAGGATCCAATGGTTAGTTGGATTTGATATGTTGGGATTTATGCAAGTTACAACTCCAGTACAGGTCAGAAAGTCACGGAGCGGTTTTAATTGCAGTGTGACTAATTGGAATGTTTTGCTAGAAGAAAATTTTCCAAAACTTGATTGGTTTCTTTCGGCAAAATATATTGGAACAGAATTGGAGAAATGAAAATGACTAAGTTTGAAGAGAAATTGGAAAAGTTGCCAATAAAAACAATTCAGCACCCTGTTGGAGATACTAAATATTATACGGCTGTTCATGTTAAAACGTTAATAGCACAAGCAGATGAAGAAATCGTCAATTTAAAATCCCGACTCCAACAGCAAGCCCTGCCAGTCGTGCCTGAGTTTGTTGCTGAGTGGATAGAAATATTAAAAACTAAAGGCCTTAAACCACTAAAAAATCCAGAAACATACGGAGAAACTGGATTTACAGAAGAAAAACTACAAAATATTTTATTTTGGATTTCTGAATACCAAGAAGATTATATGCGTGCATGGCTAGACGGCTATCAAGTAGAAAAACCGCAGCTGTTCTATTTGAGAGATGAGTTAACCGGACAATTCCTTGCAAAGGATAATCGGTTTAAAGACAAGGATAGATACTTTTTTTGGACTGGAGAAGACCCACTTACGCATTCTATTGGCACAGCGTGGAAATTATCATTCACCCAGCAAGAAATCGACAGCATGGAAACTGGGAGCTACGAACAGATTGAGGTGGAAAAATGACTAAAGAAATGAAAAGACCGATTAGCAATATCACTCAAGATAGTATCAAGCCTTCACTAAGCAATGCCATAGAGTTTTATATTAACAAAAATAGGGAAGCTCACAAGTGTATTCAAGAACGAGATGAATATATTGATTATCTTGAAAGTAAACTAAGTAACGCAAAACCGCAGCTGTTCTATATTGACTTACCAAAAGTTTTTGGATTAAGCGGTTCAACCTTCGTATCAAAAGTGGAAAGTGGAATAATCTCAGAATTTACAAACGGAAAAGATTATGCATTAAAATTAACAGAACAAGAAATCAAGTCAATTGATAAGCGTTACTGGCAGTTTGCTGTGCCTGTGCCTGTGGAGGATGGAGAATGACAAGAGGATTTAAAAAACTAAACGAAAATGCGACTATTCCAGAACGAGCGACAAAACATAGCGCAGGATATGACATTTCAGCAAGTGAAACAGTTACGATTCAACCTGATGAAATTAAAATGGTAAGTACAGGTCTAGCTGTTCAACTTGGTGATGATGAAGTATTGAAATTATACGACCGTTCAAGTAATCCAGTTAAGCGTGGCATTGCATTGATTAATTCAGTAGGAATTATCGATTCAGATTACTATCCGCAAGAATTTAAAGGCTTATTTATGAACATCTCAAAAGAGCCTGTAACCATTTCTAAAGGTCAAAGAATAATGCAAGGGGTATTTGTCAAATACCTTAAAACAGACAATGACAACGCAAATGGAAAGCGTACCGGAGGATTTGGTAGCACTGGGGAGGTGTGAGAATGACCGACAAACTAATATCGCTGGTCAATGACTGGCGGGGAGGGATTGAATGAAAAAATATTGGGTAGTTGAAGACCATTTGGGCGGAGGATTTTATCTGATGCCAGAAGATACTCCAGAAGAAGAATTAAGAGAAGTTGAAGTTTATTGTGATACATGCGGAGACAATGATTCTATTATTGGTCAGTTTTCAAACTGGAATCAACTTAAAAAAGAAATGACTGATGACGAAGGTTGGTGTCCATATTCGGATGAATATTTGCAATCAGTATTTGAGGAGGACAACCAATGAAGCTAATGTGTAAGCTGTTCAAGCATAAGTGGGATTTCCCAGTTGATATTTATGGGACTATCACTTGTGAAAGATGCGGAATTGAGTTGAAAGATTATTGGAGTAAAAAATTCCATTCACAAGATTTCAACCGCTCAGACCTTGATGAGTCTGAGAACGTGTTCCCTGAAAAATGGCTTGATAAACATATGGATTGAGGTGGAGATGAAAAAATTTAGATTAATAAGTAACTCGTTTTTGAAAGAAGATGGACAACTTCATTCAAGACAACAGTTTGTTGAAGCCAATAGTTTAGCTGATGTTATTGAATATATCGAAAGCAACGCAGGTTGGTACACTGATATCAACGTAGCTTTCAAAGTTGCCTATATCAAGGAGGTAGAAAATTGAAAAAACATAACTATTTAGCAATATTCAAAGGATATAGCATTAAATTCGTTGCAACGGAAGATAATTTAGCTGAGGTTACAAGTTTTGGAAAAAAATGGTTTCATGTCAAAGATAGTGAAACTGGTGAAATGATTTCTTTAAACGTGATGAATATCTTGTATTTTAGAAGAATAGATGAGTAAAAAACGAGTGTTTTAATAAAAATAAAAAAATACCTGTAAAACCTTTAGTGATAGAGGTTAACAGATATAAAGACACTTTCCGATTATATTATATATTTACTAATTAAAGAAAGAGATATATTTGAATGAAATCAAGTTGGAAGAAGCAAAGACAAGCTGCAAAAAAACGTCAAATTAAATGCTTGAGGATTAAGCATAGGTTAATTAAGAGGTAGACCATGATTAAAATATATAATACTGATGAAATAAAAATTGGTTATGATTTTTATGTTGATATTGCAATGCGCATTAACAAGAAGCGTAATATAACATTACGTGAACTGTCAGAAAAGACAGGTATTAAAAGTTATCGCATCAACAATATAATATATGCAAAGACAAGAGTCAAACTGTTTGAGCTGACTAAGATAGCAGAATGTCTATCTACAACTGTAGATTACTTAATTGGCGCTGATATTGACAGTGACACAGGACAGTGCCTTTATACAGTCACATTCAGTGAGTATTATTCAAAAGATGAAGTGAATACAAATCCTATGAACACTCTCACTATGTATCAAAAAGCTACAAGCAAAGAGTTAGCTGCATTAAAACTTGAACAATATCTATTAGACAAATATAATATCGATGTTCAAAAACAAAATCCACTTAGCAGAGCATTTGTAAGGTTGGTTGGTATTCCAGTTACAGACAGAGATATTGAAGAACATTTTACAAAATATGATGAATCTAAAGATGTATTAATGCCAGATTAATAACAAAAAAAGCCCACTGCAATGGGCTTTAAAAACAGATCTCTTAACTACTATTATAACATAAATATAAGGAGTTGAGACACTATGAGTAGAAGATATAACCTTACTGACAGCGACTTGAAAGCTATAGAGAAGAAGCTCTTTATGTGTCAACGAATTGACCACGCTATTCAATATCGCAAGTATGAGTTAGAAGTTAAACAATCACATGATAATAATGTAGGTGGTGGTAGGTCAAGTATAATCTCAAAGCCAGTAGAAGATATGGTTATGAAATGGGATGCTGACAGTAAACTCCAAAGTCTATATGAGTTTAAGAACCGAATCAATGAGTTACAAGATTGGTTTGGAGATGATGAAGATATGCAATTGGTATTCCACTACCGTTGGTTATCTGGTAAACGTTATACAGTACCAGAGATAGCTGATAAGTGTCACATAACTGAGCGCCAATACTTTAGAAAGAGAAGAGCAATACTTGAGAAGTATGATGAGATATGTGACGGCTTCTGGTAATTTGTCACCTTTTGGGCGAAAACTGACAAGATAAATGTTGTATTATAGTATTATCAAATAAAACAAATAAAGCCAGCGGATATATTCTGTTGGCTTTTTGTGTGGAGAAAGTGAGGTGACCTCCCATAGCATTACGTGCTGACCGTACTGGTGCGCATCGTGTAGCCTTTGATAAGAATAGAAAGATTCTTTTAAAGACACAGAACACTTGTGGAATATGTGGCAAGCCAATCGATAAGAGATTGAAAGCTCCTGATCCATTGAGTCCAGTTGTTGACCACATCATTCCAATTAACAAAGGTGGTCATCCTTCAGCGATGGATAACTTACAGCTTGCTCACTGGACCTGCAACCGCCAGAAGTCTGACAAGCTATTCAATGTGAAGCAAGAAGAACCAAAGGTATTAGGTAATCGTAACTTACCACAGAGCCGTGATTGGTCTTCTTATGTATCTTAATTTATTTATGATAGATATTATTAAAAATAATTTAAGGGGCTTAGGAGCTAAACTATGGGGGGATGAGACCCCCTCAGCGGGTTACTCCG